GCCCTATAAAACCTTTCCAAATCAATCTCTGAGTGAATTCTACTTTACGGGACAGATTAAAATCTGCTCCATAATAGTATGAAACCCCAGAAGCTGACAATGCCTCTTTCAGAGATATAGGAGAAAGATTAACTCCTTCTTTTATATTCTGTGAAGCAAATTGGAAAAAACCACTTGTCGAAACAAATGATTTAGGAAATCCAATGGTTATACCATAATCATTACATACTTGAGTATAGCTTTTAGCTACACATTCATCTGCGATGATAATATCATCCCCGAGAACTAAGTAATCCACGAAAAATTCTTTTGCTACTCTTTGAGCAGCTAAGAATACCAAGAAATGATGCACTACAGCTAGAGTAGCCCATGAGGACAATGTCCCCATAGGTTGACCTCTGGTGTAATGAAGATCTCTTTCATGCATGAGTTTGTCAGGACCCCTGTAGGTATAAGCATAACCACGTTTGGTTAAAACTTTTACCCAGGCATCAGCAAATTCAGGACATGTCCAGTGACTTATTAACTTTTCATATAATTGAATAGGAATAAGATCAGTGGCAGATTTAAGATCATAGGAGGCAATGAATGAATAAGGCCGTTTACTAAATTCTTCAACTTTTCCAAGTTGATCAAATGTTGCATCACACGGATGTGATCGTAACAATTTGAAAATAGAATTATGTAAAGGCAGTAACATCCATTGCGTCCAATAATCAGAAATCGCAAAGACTCTTACTTTACCCGCTGCCTCTAATTTTGTAGCTACTTTCCCAACTCTTAAACGAGGAATCAAATCCTCAACAACATATCTCAAAGATAGGGGTTTTCCCTTCTCCGGAGTAGGTCCATCATAATCTATTTTAGAAATAGAAAGATTTTCATACGCCTGATAAGGAACCTTACCATTTTTGATTTCTGTCATAAGATCTTGTGCAACTTTTTGCATAAGTGGGAAAACAGTTTGAAAATTATCCGCAACGAAACCAGACTCTTTAGTTAAGTGACTCTCCATAGCTCGATGTAAATCCCATAAAGGGGTTTTTCGACCTACGAGAATTGCAACAGCATCCCATGCAGCACCCAAAAAGGAAATTCCTGAATTAGGTCCCGCTGTTAATGGCATTGGTATCTCTTCAGAGCTGGCAAATAAAGTTGGTTTTAAACCAAAAGGATTAAAACGATTCCAAAATAGTCCTACTTTTGTATCTACCTCTGTCCAATCTTCAAAAAGTTGAAGGTCGAACGGTAAATACTTTTCTAATTTAGGGGAAATTCCACCTAAATCTTTAGCAGAAGATATTAAAGGTCGTTTAAATCTAGGAGCTTCAATACTTTCAAAATTAGGATCTTTATAGATCCCTTGGAATCCTTTATAAGCATTTAATAATGTTATAAGGACTCGAATTTTGTCGGTATTTCCATTTCGTATAAAACTTCTGAAATAAGAAGGCAAATGCGCAGGAAGACCATTGACTAGTTTTACCCGTTGACCCAACCCTTGGGTTGATGTCATAGGGGAACCAGCGATGTACTGAAGAACTACTATAGAATCAATTTTTAAGGTTAAAATAACCTGATTAATCCCACGAGTAGTAAAACGTTTATTTAAAGACTTACTTAATCTCCATATATTCTTCATCCCGAATCGGGATAAAGGTAATCCAAGCCAAGACATTATATCTCTATAATAAATTGGTATGAATTGATCGAAATTTCTTTCGAACTCTATCATAGATTCTTTTATTCTCCATCCGGAGATCAAGGTTAATAACTTAGAATTGTTGGAAATCCAACTATCTAAGGGGGGTGTCTCTTTTGACCCTTTTTCAGTCGAAGGAAAACGAGATCGAACTGATGATTCATCATCATCAGGAGTCGATAACACATCTAATTCAACATCATTAGACATTGCTGTAATAACTAGTTTATTATAATGCTTCTCGTCTAAATATAGAAGAAGATCTTTTGTATTCGGATCTCGTACTACATATCGTCCTGAAGCTCTCAACCAATTAATTTTATTGATTAATTGATCAATAGAAACTTGGAAGTTAACGAAAGTTACTTTCATATATTAATTTTGAGGTGACATACTTAAC